GCTTCTGTATCAAAATATAAGCAATACCCATCAGGATTAGAGTCAAGAAAATTTTTAACAACAGCGAGAGAGAAGAAAGTTTTTCCAGTGCTAGATTCACCAGCAATAGCAGTAATCTTGTTCCCAGATACACCACCATATATGCTACCTGATACGAGTCCGTTAAAAATGTACGAACCTGTATCCACATATCTTTCAGTATCTTCAATATCGGATGCGAGTTGGGTGTATTCATTACCAATCTCCTTTACAATATCTTTTAAAAAATCCATATCAACCAAAGAATAATTCCAAATTAACAGTTTTTTCTACGTTCCATCCAATAGCATCAAGAATAATCTTAAGTGGTTCTAAGAATGACTTGTCAAATTGTAGGTCATAATCGATATACTTGTCAAGTCCAAGTTCTCTTGGAAAATCCTGAATGAAAGAAATAATATTCTCATGAATAATATTAGGTTTCTTTAAATAACAGAACTTAATCTTCTCACCATTTTGGATGAGTGAATATTTATTAGTCAACTTCTTCTGCTTTATATAATGATTGAAAAGTAATGCACCCCTTGCATGAATAGGAGTTCCCTTAGAATAGATTGTAGATGTTGCTTTATATTTCTGAACATCTGATACAGTTCTAGGGAAAGCAATTTCCTCAGGAGGGAGAGACTTAAATTCCTTTCTAGCATCATCAATAAATTTAATCACATCATCTTCAGTTCCAGTCATCATCAATTTAAGAACATCTTTAATCATCTTCCTACAAGGTGCAGGAGTAGAAGACTTCACTGCTTCTATACCCATCATCTTGAGTTTGGGTTCCTCATATCTAACACCCTCACTATCCCATACATTCAGAATGTATCTCTTCTTAGCAGTCCATATTCCTCTGTCAGCAATGTTCTCCCTCTTCATGAACATCTTCTGGTCATAAGCATTTAAATACCTGGCCAGTTCTTCGTAAGCACCTTCAATAAAAGGCTCAAATTCATCCTCACACACCTTGTTAAGGAACCCAACAACATTCTTATTAGTTTTCTCTCGTCCTTCGTATACACGCTCAACCAAAGGCCCCAAATTAAGGTAGATGGAATCAGTATCTGAAGCAATAACATAATCAACCTCCTGTGTTTTTAAAATCTTATTGATTTTTTCATTCATTTTGTTTTCAATCCAACGAATGGATACTTGTCCACTCAAGGTAATGGCTTCAGCATTAGCCAATTTGTAATATCGAAAATACTGATTACCAATAGCACCATAAGCACTGTTAAGAGATATCTTCTTTGCCATCTGAATATTGTTACACCTGGCAATCTCTTTAGTGAGTTCAATAGAAGGGTTCTTTTCATAATCCTGCTTTGCTTTAAGCATTCTTTTCTTGAAGATGACTCTTTCATTGTACATCTTATCCATAAGTTCAGGAAGGAATCCTCGCACATCTTTCCTATATTGCGCTCCATTCGCACAAACTGCATAATCCCCATCAATCTTTACCTCCTTGTTTAAGAACCCTTCAACGCTCGCACTGGGATGTCTAGCTTCCCTGAGGGTTTCTGGGGAAATATTGTACTGCATAATAAGATGAGGATAGAGAGAATTGAGGTCAAAACTAACAACCCAATCATACTTTCCTGGTATCGGTTCTTTGACATAAGCACCTGCATATTTGTCGTTCTTTTGAGATCTATCTTTAGGAGGAATAACAATATTCCTCTTCTTCAAATAATTATAGATGATAGTGTCCCACATTCTAACCTGAAAGAACACATCAGCAAAATTAACTTTAGCATCATATGCCATAGTCAATGCAAGTTCAATCAGTTTCATCTTGTCTTCCAAACGGTCAACAAGTTCAACGTCAATTATATTATACTCTACAAACTTTTGCCACCCCTTTGTATAGAAATCCTTAAAGGTATCAAACTCACTGTGGTCTAATTTCTTCTGTCCTAATTCTACTCCAGCAATATAATCCAACCTATAAGACTCCTGTGCCTTATAAGTAAACTTCTTATACAGGTCAAGATAATCTAACTGAGTAAGGCCAGCAACATCAAAATAGACATGCCTTCTACCCATAATGAATATCTCATTCTCAGTATTCATTCCCCAAGGAGATAGCATCTTCATCTGCTTCTCACCAAGAACTCTATTCAATCTCTTGGATAGGTATGGAATATCATAATACTGTATGTTCCATCCAGTAACTATATCAGGTATATTGGCATTCCAATATTCTATAAACAAACTAAGTAACTGATGCTCAGTACCACATTCAATATAGTTTACATTCTTCTGCTTATTATTAAATGAATTTACACCCCAAGTTATAATCTGTTTAGTATTATAATCTTGTATTGATATTAGAAGTAACTCTTCAGCAGCAGCTTCTGGATCAGGGAAACCATTCTCAGACTTAACCTCAATATCAAGTGTGACTAATCTAATCTTAGATATGTCAAACTTAATCTCATCCTCTGGATACTTATCAGAAATATATTGGGACACATATCTATCATTACCATAGATTTTAAATCCTTCTACATCCTGATACTTCTTATAGAACTCTCTACAATCACGCACAAAACCAGGTTGAATAGCTTCAACCCTTTCACCCTCTAAGGTTCTATACTTAGATTCTTTTTGAGTAGGGACAAATAAAGTAGGATTGTAATCATCTCTGAATTGAACATGCTCACCATTATCATAACCACGAACTAGGAACTTGTTCCCAATCAATTGCACATTAGTATAAAATCTCATTTAATCAAGTTTTGATATTTCTCTAATAGGGTTGGTTTAGCATCTACTAATGTCAGTATCTTATCAGAACAAATCATAAATTCATTTTCATTTGTAACATCAATTAGCCAAGGAGTAAGAGTATCATTCTCCCCCAATATAAATGGTTCAATCAATTTGCAATTTGGATCTCCTATATCTAAAGGAGCAACCTCCTCAAGTTGACTCACTAGAATCTGTTGATTCGTCAGAATCAGTACTTTCACTTCCATACCTTAATACCTCCTTTTTGTACATTTCAGTAATTTTATCAATTGGTTCAACTATAGTAACCACCCAATCAGATGGAATGGGTATCTTTTCCTGTTTAGTCAAAGGACACCAAGGAAAAAGTTTAAGTTGATAAGTATCCTTTTCATCATCAATCTTCAATTGTTTACTATTTAAGGTTACTCCACAAGGTCTATTGAGATAATATCCAACTACGCGAGCATCATCTCCTTCCCCTACTATCATTTCTTTTATATCAGCAACTATATCTTCTCCTGATTTTAAAATAGCAAGTTTTACAGTCATAATTTAATAACTCCTATAGTTATTTTAACAATAAAAAATAAAACAGTCAACCTCCTCCAAAATCATATTGGTTTTCACTAATGAAATCAAGGTATGCATACCAATCCTTTCTCTCACACCCATTGTTTATAGCATCATACATTAGATCAACAGTATTGTGATGAGGAAATATAGGATGTTTGCAAGTGTATTCTGGTACAACAAACATTAGTAGTGATCTCCCAATCCTTCAACTGGTTCAGGTTTCCAACCCTTACCATAGTATTTCTCTAACTGATTGTGATGTGGAGCACGATCAAGTTGCTCTTGAGTAAATGTAATCTTAGGTGGAGGTGGTGGTGGGAACAACTCCATTTGTATACCATGTGCTTCCCAGAACCATTCCTCTGGATCTTCACCCTTCATATGAGTGAACCCATAAAAAGAACCATCATCTCTTACATACAAGAAATGATGGTCATGTGGATTGAGTAACCACATCTGACGTATTTTGTCTGTGGTTTTGTACCCTATCTCTTCTTTAGTTAGTTTCTTTACCTGAGATTTCATACACCTTTCTCTTCTGATGCTCTGGTATAATCTTATTTAATCTAACAGTAAGAAGACCATTTGTAAAGTCTACCTCACTAACCTCAACATCATCAGATAGAGTCCATGTTCTAGTGAATGCTCTAGAGGCTAACCCTCTATACACATACTCATCAGTATCAGATTCTTTTTGTTTCCCTTCTACAGAGAGTCTATTAGACTCTGTAGTAACCTCAACATCATCTTTAGTAAACCCTGCAATAGCAAGTTCTAGTCTAAATCTTGTGTCTGTCTCTTTGACAAGATTATAAGGTGGATAATTGACATCTCCTGTTTCAAAGGTAGAGTCAAGTCTTCTCATCCAATCCTCTAGACCTATACTATTTCTGTGAATAGTGTCAAGGTATTTTGCTGTCTC